TTATGGTGGCGGTAACTCTGAGGACTGGTTGACCTTGTGGCCTAAGGCCGAGGTTCCTTTTGAGGGGTCTGAGGGTGAAGAACCTGACGAGGATGGTTTGTTCCGTCGCTGGGATGGCCCCCACCTTGACAACGTGCGTGGCGCTGTTGGCCCCCGCATCTGGTCAATGGTTTACCAGCAACAAGACGTTTCAGAGGACGCAATCTTCCACCCCGCTGCTGTTCGCGGAAGCGTAAACGGTATGCGTAAAGTGGGGCCACTGAACGGGCAGGCCGCTGGACACCCAGCACACCCCGAAGGTTTCTACATTATTTGCGGGCTAGACCCAGCAGCTGACAAAGACACTGCCGCTATTGCTATGGCAGTGGATCGTCAGTCGGGTAAGCGTTACATCCTTGACGCGGCCCGCATGAGTGGTGCCACCCCATCCAAGATTTATGACCTTGTTACTTCCTGGACGGATAGGTACCGCCCGCAGGAATGGGTCATTGAATCCAATGCTTTCCAGTTGTACCTGGTTCACGACGAAAACTTGAACAAGTATTTGAACGCCCGTGGTTGCGTTATCAAACCCCACTACACGTCCCGCATAAACAAGTGGGATGAGGGTTTTGGTGTGGCAAGTATGTCAACCCTGTTCGGCACTATCGAAACTGCTAGTGATAAGAACCGTGTCGCTCGATCAATGGGTGACAACCTTATCGAACTTCCCCTCGTTGAAGGCACTGAGGGTTTGAAGGCCCTAGTTGAGCAACTGGTTTCGTGGCAACCCAAGACCCGTAACAAGACTGACCTTGTGATGGCGTTGTGGTTCTGCGAACTTTCAGCCAGGGCAATCATTGGGCAAACAACCAGTGATATGAACTGGTTCACAAAGAACCCTTACTCGTCTCCACGGAGCATGAGTCAACGAGCGGTTATTGACTTGAACGAGTGGGCGGCAACCCGAAATGAAATGGTGATCTAATGGCTGATGCGACAATGGCACAATACGCGGAGAGCGATATCCGCCGACGCTTTGACGTGCTCAAGTCTCGTTACGCTGAACGCGATGGCCGAATGAACAAGGTTGCCTCGGTTCGTGGGGGCAACTACGAAGAAGCCTTCCCAGGTTTGTTCCCATCGGAATGGCCCAAGCCAATTGTTGCCAACTTCATTGACACCGTTGCCCGTGACCTTTCAGAAGTGATCGCACCACTGCCCACGTTTTCGTGTTCACAAAACAACATGACCGACGACAATAAGCGAACCAAGGCAGACAAGCGCACCATCATTGCCAACCACTACATATCTTCCTCGAAGCTTGGCCGCGAAATGTATGCTGGTGCAGACCAGTACATCACTTACGGTTTCCTACCTTTCCGTGTTGAACCAAACTTCAAAGACCGCCGACCACACATCACGGTTGAAGATCCAATGGGTTCGTACCCAGAGTTTGACCGTTGGGGGAACTGCACCGCTTTCGCCCGACGCTTCCTAAAACCCACATCGGAACTTTGTGCAATGTTCCCTGAGTACGCCGACAAACTAAAAAACAAGAACCAGGGCCAGTACACCCCCGGTGACACAATGCTTGAAGTGGTTCGTTGGGTGGATGACAAGCAAGAAATCATGTTCGTCCCTGAACGAGCAAACCTAATCCTCGCACAAACAAACAACCCACTAGGGCGTTGTCCTGTTGTGGTTGCCCGCAAGCCTTCCTTCGACGGTCAACAACGTGGACAATTTGATGATGTGCTTTGGGTACAGATGGCTCGTGCGAAGTTTGCGCTACTCTCACTTGAAGCAGCCCACAAAGCTGTTGAAGCCCCACTGTTCGTACCATCGGATATCCAACACTTCCCCATCGGTGGGGACGCAATCATCCGCACCCGTGAACCACAAAACGTGCGACGTGCGCCAATCGAAATGCCACAGTCCGCGTTCGCCCAAGCACAATCCCTAGACCAAGAAATGCGAAACGGGGCACGCTACCCCGAAGGCCGTCAAGGAAACATTGACGCAAGCATCATCACAGGTCGCGGCGTCCAAGCACTCATGGGTGGCTTTGACACCCAAATCAAAACCGCACAGGACGTCCTTGCTGACACGTTTGTTGAAGTTATACAAATGTGTTTCGAACTTGACACCATGTTGTTCCCCCTTGATAGCAAGGAAATCAAGGGACAGCAGAATGGTAATCCTTACACCATCAAGTATGTTCCTCAGCGCGACATCGGAACCGAGACTGGTGTTGAGGTAACTTACGGTTTGATGGCTGGTCTTGATCCTAACCGCGCATTGGTGTGGTCGTTGCAGGCTTTGGGTGCTGACCTTGTTTCCAAGTCGTTTGTTCGACGCAACTTGCCTAACTCAATGAATGTTAAGACCGAGGAAGAACTCATTGACGTGGAGCGTTTGCGCGAGGCAGGGTTCCAGGGTGTTGCTGCTTACGTGCAGTCCATTCCCGCTATGGCTGCCCAGGGGCAAGACCCCACTGATGTTGTTACCAAGCTCGCCTCAATCATTGAAGCCCGTAAGAACGGCACTCCGATTGAGACTGCGATTGCGGATGCTTTTGCTCCGCCACCACCACCGCCTTCCCCTCAGACGGAAGCAGGCGTAGCCGGTCAGCAGATGCCTAACGAACTTGGCTCTCCCGGTATGCCTGCCCCTGAGGGGACACCTTCTGGTATGCCACCTGGTATGCAAGAAACTGGACTCCCGCAGGGTGTCGCACCTGGTCAAGCGGGTATGGCTCCTGGTGGTCGTCCAGATATGCAGACTCTCCTTGCTGGTTTGTCTGCTTCCGGCGCACCGAACCTTTCGGCCAGCGTCGTCCGCCGCCAACCGGCGTAACAAGATAGGAAAACAATATGGCTAAGAAGATGCCGAGTTTCGGCTCTCAGGGCACTGCTGCTCCGGTTAATACGGCAGAGCCAATCAAGGCAGGTATGGCTACTGACACGGATCGTAGTGCGTCTGGCCCAAGCGTAACTCAGGCTGGGGTTCAGGTTCCTGGTGTTGGTAACAACGACAAGCGTAAGGTTAAGTAGTGCCAGGGATGGGGCCGGTTAAGCCCGTTCGCAAGCCCAAGCCGTTTAAGGCTGGTAAGCCTGTTAAGGCTAAGCCGGTTCGCAAGGGCAAGGTTTACTAAATTAGTTCTATTTTGATTGAGGTGAAACATGGCAGAGCAAGGTGGTTACAGAAAGCCTAGCAATCCTGCTCCTGTTTCAGGGCCGGGGTCGCTGTCGCAACGTACTGATGGTGGCCCTGGTCAACCTGTTCGTGAAGTTCCTGCCGCCTATTATGGCGAGCGTCAAGAGATGCGTGATATTCAGGGTGGTGCTACGATGGCTCAAGGCTCTATGCCCGCAGGAAGCCCTGTGATGCCCTCTAACGGCCCAACCCCCCCTTTCGCGCCTGTCAGTCTAGGTCAGGGCATTACGCCCCTTACGGATCCAACTGAGCGCCCCGATGAGCCGATCACTGCTGGTGCCCCACTTGGCCCAGGCCCAGGCCCAACGCCACCCCCCAACGAGGCAGCCAACCTTTTGCAATACCTTCCCGTTTTGGAAGCCAGAGCAAATATGCCTGAATCATCCCAAACACTTCGAAACATTGTTAACTACTTAAAGAGTTTCCAATGATGGACTTCTTTGATCGCTTTGCCTTATACACCCAAGCCGTTGGTTTGGAAGATGTTGCTGTCGCTTGGGACTTGGCAAACGTCCCGCTTTCAAATGAAAAGCATTACGAGCTGGCATCAACGCTTGGTGGGTGGGCACTTAAATGAGCCTGTGGGATTTTGTTAAAGGTGCAGTTGGTCAGGCATATCAAACCGTTGGTGAGGCGTATCAGGCGGAGCAACAGCAATCTGCCTTTACTCGCGACGTTGTTGGTCAGGGCGTTGGAAAAGTGGCCGAGGGCGCAGTCCTTGGTTTGGGTGGGTTGGTCACCGGTGCAGCCCAGCAGGAAACAAGTAATCCTTATGCCGTAGCCTATGTTCCGCAAACGCCAGTGCCCGAACGACAGTACACGAAACAAGCACTTCAAAGGACTGGCGAAAAAACTCTTGAGTCCTCTGCTGACGTACTTTCTGTGCCGGTGCAACAAGTTCAACGCGGTATAACAACGGGACTCCTTTCGGTGGATTTAGCCACTGGTGGTGGTCAGGTAGATTCTTTACGGGATGCGTGGAACGCTTCTCGATACATTTCGCCAGGTCAACAAGTTGTTGCATCGGCAAACCGTTTCCTTGGGGATCAAGGCGCAATGTCCCCCCGCGAACAAGTTAACAGGGCTATTGCCGCTCAAGCAAAAATGTCTTATGTTGATGGTGACGGAAATTTGCAGAACGGTTTTCAGAACAACAAGTGGGCAAACTTTATTTCTGGAACAACCGATGCGTCAACGTACCTTCTTGATCCACTAATTTGGGTTGGCAAGGGCGCGTCTGTTTTGGCGGATGCACAATATTTTAGAACAGCAACTAGTTCAACTCAGCGTTTTGGTATTTTCAAAATTGAGGGTCGTGCCCCCAAACTTGCTGCCGAAGCTGCCGCTGCGGCTCAACAGGCTGGGACAAGAAGCGGTCTTGGTGCACAGATCGACAACATTGTTGGGCCTGCACCAGATGGTTCACAAGCAATGAACATCGCACAGATTCAGGAACTTGTTGGGGAAAATGGTTGGAAAGCCAGCAACGCTGGTGACCTTGCTGATGCAATTTATCTTGCACTCAAGGTTGGTTCAAGTGATGCCGTTGCGGCGACTCCGCGCGAGCTTGTTGGTAACTTAATTGCCTCACAACTTGGCCGCCAGGAGTCAATAGAATTTATTAAAAATCAGTCAGCAATTTTGACGGATGCTCTTGAGCGCAGGGTTAACCCCATTTTACCTGCGGCACCGGTCACGCAGGAACTGTGGGATCAGATGCTTTTGGCAGACACTTGGGCCGCTAAGGCATTGGGTGAATCGTCAGGCTTTTCTGGTACAGGTTTGAACACTGGCCTTATTGGTGCTGAGATGGGGCCACGCAACCGTTACATGGCTAAAGTTTATTCTGATATTGCACGTGAGCGTGGACGCCTTGACGTTGTTCGCCCAGGGCAGTCCGATCAGTGGGTTGTTGACACTTACCAGATTTCTCCGATGGCCAGAAAACTTTCGGTTGTTAATTGGGTAGGCCAAACAAAGCCTCGTGGTAGTATTGTATTCAAAAACATGGAAGTTGACGACGCTTACAAAGAGATCCAGTCGGCAGCGATGGACGTTAAGTCTTGGTCACCGGCGGAACGTCTTGCATGGCGTGAGCGTTGGGCACAAACCGTAACCGAAACCGATAAGCGCAATTACGCACAAGAATTTAATGAGGCCCGTGTAAGAGCAACTTTGCGTGATGAACTCGGTTACGAGGGCGACAAACTCGACTACACGGTAAATACTTTACTGAAAAAGCAACAAGACGAAGTGGATTCGTACCGATCAAACGGATACTACATTGCCGATGATGACGTGAACATTGTTCACGACGCACTCCTTGTTACCCAGCTTGATAGCGGTATGCCACTGATTGACCTTTCGCATCTTCGACGGACGTTCAAATATGATCCACTCGGTTACAAAGATTTAGGTATTGCAGGGCAAGCTGCTTTCAGGGCTGGTCGTGGGTGGACACACAGCATTGAGTTTGTGAACCTGCTCATTGACAACCTTTGGAAGCCATCAATTCTTTTGCGTGGTGGTTTCGCACCACGAAACGTAGCCGAATCGTATGGTCGTTTGGCTGGTCTGGGTGCACTCGACCAGATGATTGCGGAAATTGGGCCGGAAGCCTCTTATGCTTGGGCGCAAAACCGCCTTGCTGGTGTGAACTCAATGGTTGTGGGTGCTGCACGCAGGGTTGGCATGGCAACCGATGAGCAGTTGATGGCGGCACGGACTCGTGTTGACAATCCGCAACTTTCGCAAACCGGAAACTTTGAGGTTACCCGTGGAAAAAACGGTGAAATAAAACTTACAGCAGTTCGCGGTGAAGCAATGCCAGAGGGCATGACAATTAGTCAGCTTTATGCACCTGGCAAATCGTCCAATGTTCGTGAAGTTATCTCGGCTGAGCGCACAACGCAAAGGGCTGTTCGACCTTCTGATGTTAAACCAACAATGGCTTCTTCTTGGGATCGTGTTGATCCACCGGTCAAGGCAGACTACGATGCCCAGGTTGCTGCTGGAAGGCTTTCCCAAAAACGCGCTGACAGCAAGTTTGAGCAGGACACCGAGGACTTCTTTGAGGCATACTCCCGTGGTATTCAACAACTCATGGGTGATCCTGTTGTTAGGCGCTTAGTTTCCGGTGAAGATAGGGATAGTGTTCTGCGCTGGTTTATGTCATCAAACCGTGACGCCGTTGCTTTGCGTAAAAGGTATGGACTTGGCTACCAATTACAGTTTGACAAGCAATTTTCTAAGCAGGAGATTGCTGACAAGTTTCTTGAAATTGAGAATCAGGCACAAAAGTTTATTTTTGGTAGGCCGCTAACTGGCTTTGATGGTTTACCACAAGAAATGATTGACCAACTGGCAACAAAATCTTTCACTGGCGCAGAATTTCGTGCCGTTATTGGTGACGCAGCATTGATCGGGCCGATCACCAAGCAAAGTATTGAGTCCATCGTCGGCGACAACAGTTTCATGGTTGCCGTAATGAAGGGACGCAAAAAGTTTGTTGATTACGGTTTCAAAAAAATTGGTTCAGATGTTGAAGATGCTTTAGTGCGACACCCATATGGGGCCATTGCCTACAAAAATAGGGTGAAAGAAACAATGAACGCCCTTGACAAGCAGGGTGTTGATGTTATGTCCCTTTCATCTGCCGAGGTTGCTGACCTTGAACGCATCGCTAGGCTCGGTGCTGTTGCTGATGTGAAGCGTTGGATCTACACCATTGACAGGTACTCTAATGGTGCAGCATCGTTGCGTGCCTTCATGCCCTTTGTTGCCGCATCAAACAACACTGTTCGAACGTGGTCAGCAATCATCGGTCGCAAGCCACAAACCCTAATTTGGGCTTACAACCTTTTCCAGGCACCAGCAAAAGCGGGTATGGTTGTTGACCTTGACCAGGGAACCGTTTTAGCTAACGACCCGTACGCCCTGCCAATTATTCCAAGTGGCAAGTACGGCGTAATTATGCCCGTGCCGAAGGCGTTCAAGAATTTAATTGGTCTTGATGATCGCTTTGTCCTTGCACCACCGATTACGTCTTTGAACCTTGTGCTTCAAGGAAGCGTACCGGGCTTCCCTTCGGCTGGCCCTGCGGTGGCCTACGCCACAGCGTTCTATGCCAACCGTGAACCGAGTAGTTTTTTTACCCAGGAAATTTCAAAATACATTCTTCCGTCACAGTCAAACCGTGGATTTTTTCCAACAGAGGAGCAGATTCCACAGGACGAGTGGAAGGCTGCTCTTCCCGCGTGGTTGAGACAGTATTTCAATAAGGAAGATCCAAACGGGATTGCCCGTGGAACCGTTAATCGACTTATGCTTATCAACATTTTGCAAGAAAAAGCAGCGAACGGTCAAACTGACCCAACCCTGACTGAGGATGATGTTGTTGAGGCAGATAAAAGAACCGACAGGCTGTTTCTTATTAAAATCTTTGGTGGCGGAACGCTACCTTTTGCAACAAACATCATTGATCCAAACCAACAGTTCCTTATCAACCAGTTTAGGGAGTATGGTAGGCAGGGAACTATTGTCACAACAGACACGGATCCCCTTTCTCCAACATACAACCAGCAGGTTGAGATTGATGCAACAACAAGGTTTGTAAATGACTTTGGTACCTTTCTTAACTCAAAGAATGTTGCTGCTGCGTACACTTCTTCCCTGACACAAAACAATTCAAACATTAACCCAAGTGTTTACGCACAAAAAAGACTTGATTCTTACGGAAAAGATTTTATCAGCACCATTGCCTTCTCTGATCCAAACCTTATTGGGCTGTTGGTTAACGACCCGTCAGGGCAGCAAGACTTTAGTTCAGCTGTTTACAACTGGCAACTAAAAAACAATATTCCTGGCAAGGGCGGAACGTACCGTTCTTACCGAGACCCGGTTGAGGCGGTTAAGGAATCACTAATCAATCAGGGTTACCGTGATTACATCAATGTTCGACGTGGGATCCAAGCACAACTTGAGTTTAATGGCTTGACCACGCTATCACAGTGGCCGGAAAAGCAGGCTTTGTTCAGGCAGTTTGTTGCAACGCTTGATGCCGCGAATCCAGATTTTGCTAATGATCGTAAGACTGGCGGAAGGCGTAGTTACACTAATGCCGCACAGGGTTTGGAAACAATAATCCAAAATCCAAAGGTGCGCCAAGAGTCGCAGGCAAACCCTAACGCTGCAATACCTGTTGAACAACTTGAATTATATCTTTCTACAAGGAAATCTTTTATTGCACAAAACTTTCCGAACGGCTACCAGAATGGTGTTCTTGATTCGGCGAACAAGTACGCAGCGCAAGCTGATGCTTGGAATGTTTTTGTGAACACCCTAATCAAAAGCAGTCCCCGCTTTGGTGAAGTTTATTACAGGTATTTGGATGGCGAGTTCACTCGCCCCGAAAATGAGGGAACGGCGGCGCAGTAATGACACCAGAAGAAGCAGCAAAGTTAGCATTAGGAGCGTCAAGTTTTGTTAGCAACAAGTCGGATCAACTTGTATTCACTGTTGGTCAAGCAAACTATGGTATTGATGGCAAGCCCTTAAACCCATCAACCGTTG